CGGCGATGGCGTTGTCTTTTTATACTACTAAGGAGTAATTATGGCTATTAGATACGAATACAACTCAGTCTGCTGCGGTCATCACTATATGGAGACACGCAATGCAGATGATGCTCAAGTTGTGACAAAGTGCAATGTCTGCGGTCAGGGTGAGTATGAGTTGACGACACAGACAGAGATTGAAACTATTGCCGAGCCTGTCTATCAGGTGAGCGAAGAAGAACTAGAAATCCCAACGGAGGAATAATGGCAACGCTAAAAGATATGGTTGACGAAGTACGCTCCAACCTCGCTGGATATACTATGCGTCAAGATCGCATTACATATCTTGCCAATACCAGTGGTATCAGCACTACATCAAATGCAATTACAATTGGTTCATCTAGCAACCTTGCAAAGGGTGTTATTGAAATTGATGATGAACTTATCTGGATTGACTCATTTGACAAGACCTCTAGCGTACTAAACGTTATTCCAGGCTTTGGTCGAGGATTTCAAGGAACCAATCCTGCACCACATGCTCAATATGCTCAAGTAACTTTATCTCCTACATTCCCACGAGTAAATATCAAACAGGCTATTAACGATACAATTAACAGCCTATTCCCTAAACTGTGGGCAATTAACAGTACTACATTTCATTACAATTCAGCCAAAATAACTTATGCTTTGCCAGATGACTGTCAAGAGATTCTTGGAGTTTCATGGGAAACAAGTGGATCTACTAGAGAGTGGCTACCAGTTCGCAAGTGGCGCATGGATGCTATGGCTAACGTGGCAGCATTCGGATCAACTTCTACTATTTCTATCTACGATGACATTCAGGCAGGACGCAATGTACAAGTTTGGTATACAACCGAGCCTAATACTCTTGAATCAAACACCGAAGATTTTGCAGATATAACTGGTCTACCAGAGTCGTGTAGAGATGTAGTCACTTTAGGTGCTAGTTATAAGTTACTCTCTTATCTAGATGCTGGTCGCATTAACCTCACATCTGCTGAGGCTGATGCTGCGGATAGTAAATTACCTTCACAGGCTGGAACTAACTCAGCAAAGTACATACTTGCACTTTACCAGCAACGTCTTAACGAAGAAGCAGGAAAGTTGCAAGGCAAATACCCAGTCAAACTTCACTATACAATACGCTAAGGAAAACAAATGACACGTAAATATTCAAGCATAAGTACTGAAACAACTCTTGCTACTGGGTTATCAAACAACGCTACAACCATGACAGTTGCAAATGGAACTGCCGCATCTTTAGTAAGAGAATCTTTGGCTGTTGGAAATGTTGATCAATTTACAGTTGCTATTGACCCAGATACAGCAAATGAAGAAATTGTTTTTATAACAAACGTGGCTTCTGATACTTTAACAATCCAGCGTGGTCGTGCTGGAACATCTGCAATTCCACACAACGGTGGTGCAACTGTAAAGCATGTTCTTACATCTGATGACCTTAATTACTACACATCAGGTGTAGATAATGCAGTTACCCTTACTGGTGTTCAAATACTTACTAATAAAACTTTAACCGCTCCAGCCCTTGGAACTCCAGCATCTGGTGTGCTAACTAATGCAACTGGACTTCCTTTAACTACAGGTGTAACTGGAACTCTTCCAGTAGCCAATGGTGGAACTGGTGTAACAACCTCAACTGGTTCTGGTGCTACCGTACTTGGAACTAGTCCAACATTAAGCAATCCAATAGTTGTTGCTCCAGAAGAGCGCACTACAGTATCTGCAACAGCAGCAACTGGAACTATTAACTTTGATGCAGTAACTCAGGGTGTTCTATACTATACAACTAACTCTTCTGCTAACTTTACACTAAATGTTCGTGGCAGTTCAAGTGCAACACTTAATTCAATCCTAGCCGTGGGCGATGCTATAACTGTTGTATTCTTAAATACTAATGGTTCAACTGCTTACTATGCAACTGCCTATCAGATTGACGGTTCTGCAGTTACTCCAAAGTGGCAAGGTGGAAGTGCACCAACTGCAGGTAATGCGTCATCTATTGATGCTTATTCTCTTACTATTGTTAAGACAGCATCAACACCAACTTACACAGTACTTGCTAGCCAAACGAAATTTGCATAATAAATGTCGCCATTATTAGGAACACTAGCAGGGGTAACAGCAAAAGCATTTGGTATGCTGGCTGCTGCACTAAAACCAATTACAGATACATTTACTAGAACAACATCAGGATCTTTAGGAACTGCAACCAGTGGACAAAACTGGGTTGCCACAAGGGGAACTTGGTTTGCTAATGGTACTAAAGCACAGAGTGATGATAGTGCAAGCAATAATAGTATTGCAAGCATACCATTTAAGTCCGATGCAATAGTTACTGCAGAGGTAACTGGAGGAACTGGTCTAGTATTTTGGTTGACAGACGCCAACTCTTGGTGGGCTGCAACGTCTTATAATACTTCAACAACTTCTAGTTATAGTTGTAACCCTTACTCTTGCAATCCATATCAATGTAATCCGTATCCTTGTTCATATAGTTGTAATCCGTATAACTGTAATCCGTATAACTGTAACCCTTACAACTGTAATCCTTATCAATGTAATCCTAGTACTACATACTCATGTCCATCTGGTGGAAGCCTGTCTGGTTCAACTTGTAATGTATCAGGAAGTACCAGCACTAACTGGGGAACCAGTGCTAATCGACAACTTGTATGTAGTGATTCTGGGGGAACTTATACCTCAGCAAATGGAGGAACCTGTACTTTCCCAGGATACTCCTACGGAGCAACAGCATCAACAACATACCAAACATGTTATAATACATGTTATAATACATGTTATGATACATGTTACCAAACTTGTTATACTACATGTTATGACACATGCTATGATACTTGCTATCAAACCTGTACTGGAACTACTTATAATTTTTATTTGCGCCTATTATCATCAATTGGTGGAACTGTTTCTACTGCAACTGGAGACATGTCTTTAGGATCTCAGGCTGGTGCAATATGGCTTCAAACGGCTAATAATTTAATTACAGCAAAAGCCTATACAGATGCTGGATTAGTTACGCAACTTGGTTCAACAATGACAGCAAACCCTGTCTCACCTGTTAGGGGTTCTTCTGTCGGTATTATTAAAACATTAAGTCCACATGTACAGGGAACAACGATAGACGTTTTCCAAGCAAATTAGGGGATAATAAATGACAACACCATATGATAGACCAGCAAGACCTTGGGACTTATTTAATAAGAACCTTGGAAGAGTTGAAAAAGAACTAGCAGAAGAACGCTTTGCTTTGTGCAAGGCTTGTCCACAACTATTGCCTACGGGAAATTGCAAAGAATGTGGTTGCTTCATGTCAGCAAAAGTAAAACTACCTAATGCTTCTTGCCCATTACACAAGTGGGAAGCAATCCGAATCTCATACAAGGAAGAAGAATAAAATGACCGAACAGACAACTCCAGAATTACCTCCAGTTAAAATTGCTTTTATTATTGATGGTCAAGTAGTTGACGTACTTCATACAGATGAACGACTTGGAGCAATATTCCTTAGCCAAGCAACAGTAGTTGATGTTACTGAATATCAAGCGCAGAATCCAGGCGTTAATCTTGTTCATGCAACCTACGATGGAACAACATTTACTCTAGCGCCAGTTGTAACACCTGAAACTGTTTAATTCACTATAAAATTAAGGAGAAATAATGGCATACGGCGACGATATAACCGAGGGATTACCTTATGTATTATCCAACCCTGTTGGTGCTATAAGTTACTCTGCTAATGCTGAGTCATACGATATAGCAATTAATGATATGCCGTTCTTTCTTCATACTGGAGATGAGTTTCCATACGGAAGACAGACCGCACAGTATCGCAAGCAACAGATCGACCAGTCCAATGAACCTGGCGAACAGTCAATTACTGGTTGGTGGGTTCGTGCTCAGTCATCATTCCATGGTGGAACTGGTATTAACTACTATGATCCTGCTACTGGCGAGACTGTAGATTACCGTTACTTTGATTCACAAGGTGTCAATCCTTGGGTAAAGGGTAAATTAACTCTTCTTAAAGATACAACTAATGTGCATGTTACAACTGGTGCTGTGGTTGGAACAGATCACCAACATCCAAATCAGCATATTCGCTCTATTCAATGGAGTGGAGTAAATGGCGTACTGTTACACGATGAGTTTGATGTAGAAAAGATTTACCCATCAATTACTGTATCTATTAGTAATAAGGCTTTAACATTTAACGTAGCCACTCTTACAACATCTGCAGCACACGGACTTACAGTTGGTATGACTATTACAATTACGGGAGTCGATGCCACCTTTAACGGTGATTACCGTATCACAACCGTACCTACAACTACGACCTTTACCTATGCTAAGACTGCATCAAACGTAGCATCTACTGCCGTGTCTCCAGTTGGTACTGGTGTAACCAACCCAGTAATTCACTTTATTGACTACACTGCTGGCACTGACCGCAAGGTACATGCTATCTGTGACGATGGAATTAATGTTTATTGGGTAACCAATAAGACTGTAAGTGGCGACCAGCGCCTTACTATGTTTAAGAAACCGCTGACTGGCGACTCCACTACTGGCTCATCAAACCCAAGTGCAACGGGTGATGTAACTCAAATGTTCCAAACCAGCGGAAACAAAGAAATATTCTATGCTGCAATGGAATTTATTAAAGACCGCATTGTTCTTTGTGTTAATAATGAAGTTTACGAATTTCCTACCAACACTGATGCATTTGGTGATGGAAACTTAGTATACACTAACCCTAATACTAACTATCACTATACTTCTGTGGCCGCATCTGGTCCTGCCATTTATACCGCAGGTCACTCTGGTATCTATTCTACAATTCAGAAGTACACTCTAGGAACCAACGGAGCAATGCCGGTCCTTACACAGGCTGTGGTTGCTGCTGAATTTCCTCCTGGAGAAATAGTTGAAAAACTCTACTTCTATCTAGACTACATGATTATTGGAACCAGCAAGGGTCTACGCGTTGCTAACGTTAATGACCAAGACGGTTCTCTTGAGTATGGTCCTCTTATCTTTGAATCAACTCAACCTGTTTATGATGTTGCATGTGCTGATCGGTTCGTATGGGCTACAACAGGAGTTGGATCTAATGTCGGTCTTAGCCGTGTAGATCTCAGCCAACTCATTGAAGGTGAGCCATTAAGATTTGCCTATTCAACTGACTTAGTTGGAACTCAAGCAACTGCTCATGTGACAACTGCGGTTGCTTTTATAGGAACAACTAATCGTTTAGCATTTTGCAGTGCTTACAATACAACCAATGGTGGTGTCTACTTAGAATCTGCCAGCACCTTGGTTCCATCTGGGTATATTACTACTGGTGCTATCCGTTATGGAACTCTTGAGAATAAAATCTTTAAGAATCTAAAGGCGCGTATTGATAACACTAATGGTGGAATAACCATTAAATCTATTGATAGTTCTCAATCAGAGTATCAAATTGGAAACTTTGCTCAGGGAGATTTTACTCCAGAGGTTTCAGTCTCTTACCCAATAGGTGCTCAAGAGTATCTATCGTTCAAATTTACTATATCTCGTTCTTCAACTGATAGTACAAAAGGACCTATATTTTCTGGATATCAACTTAAATCACTTCCAGCAGTACCACGACAAAGATTAATGTCCTATCCTCTTGCTTGTTACGATAGAGAAAAAGACTCTTTTGGTAATCAGGTTGGCCACGAAGGTGCAGCATATGAAAAACTTACAATGCTAGAGACAGTAGAAAGTCTTGGAGATACGATTCGTATTGAAGATTTCCGTACTGGTGAGTCATACCTTGGCATTATTGAAGAACTTCGCTTTATAAACAGAACTCCGTCAGACAAACGCTTCTCTGGATTCGGTGGAATCTTAGTAGCAACCATCCGTACCATCTAATCGCCAGGAGTATAATATGACAGTCACCGAGTGGGCTGGTTTTTTTGTAGCGCTAATGACCCTGTTTGTAGGGTTTGCGGGTTTTGTTCGATGGTTAGTTAAACACTATCTAGCAGAACTCAAGCCCAATGGTGGTAGTTCTATCAAAGACTCAGTGATTAGACTTGAAGAAAAAGTAGAAATTTTATATCAGATATTAATTCAAAAAGGGAAGTTATGAATGAAAACTGTAGTCAAGAAAGCCACACCTGCTGCAATTGCTGTTCTGCGTCAAGCAACGGCTATATCACCGAATCGGGCCAAGGCCAGCGATGGTCTCCTTCCCAGTGCTGCTCATATCCAAGCCAGTCCTAACTCAGACCACAATACTGGATTTGCAGTTGATCTAACTCACGATCCAAAACATGGCATTAACTGTGTAGAACTATTTATTAAACTACAAGATGACAAACGAGTAAAGTATTTAATTTTTCAGGGACGCATCTGGTCACAGGCCAAGGGTGTACTGAAATACACAGGTTCCAATCCGCACAACAAGCACTTGCATATCTCGATCAAAGACGACTGTGGCAACGATGAATCCGCATGGTTTCCATGGTTAGGCAAGGCTAAAGTAGTAGGCAAAATCGTTTCCAAAGTAAAACCTCTACCCAAGAAAAAAGAACCAGCAAGTCCAAAGGAGTAATAATGGATAAGAACAAGTTAAAGGCAATCGCAGCCACCTACCTACGCGCAGGAGTTGCATCAGTACTTGCCCTATATCTAGCAGGAGTTACAGATCCAAAGGCACTATTAGCAGCAGGAGTCGCAGCAATTGCTGGACCGCTTCTAAAGGCTCTCGATTCTAATTCAACAGAGTTCGGCAAGGGTTCTAAGTAACCTAGCCTGCTCTAAACAATCAGCCCCTCATCAGACTAACCTCTGGTGGGGGGCTTTTTGTCGTCTCTACAATGCCCCAAACAGCCCCGAAAGATGGCGAGTTGCGCCTAGTTTTTAGCGTCCGAGGGTGATTGTATAGGTCGACCCATCAAATCGCCTCAACTCAGGGGGTCTTTACTCTGATTAACTTCTGTTAGCCACCTGTTGAATAGAATCCTGAGCCGTTAAACTTGACTGGCACTGCCGTGAAAACACGCCTCATAGGGCCTCCACAGGGGCATAGAGGGGCCTCATGGTCGAAGGGAAGGGTGAACTCTATGACTTCCCCATCCCCAGGGCATTCGTAGTCGTAGGTGGGCATCAGACGTTTCTCCAGCAGTCGTAGCAGTAGTATACTTTGTCGACAATTACAAAGTTATCGTTCTCGGTGTTAATGGTGTTGCGACATTCGTCGCATAGGGCTATCTCTAACATGCGGAGAATCGTATCATATGATTTAATACTTGGGCGGGTTAAACCGTGGGGCAGAAACTTCAAATGACGGACGACGGCAAAGCCTAGTTCATCGCCTCCCTGAACCACCAATTTTTTTTTGGGGGGTAGGGGGGCATTTCTTAAATTCAGGACTCAGGCAGGAGGGTAAGAAATGCGGAGATGTAACGTCATGGGGAGTTCGTCAGAACTCTGGATAGATATCGAATCGGATATCGACGACGCGGTTGACTTCGTGGAGGGTTCAATCTTCCTAAAGCATAATCGTCTGCTATAGTCATTCCATGAGCGATTTACCACAGCATATTTCCTATTCATCACTGACCACGTGGCAAGAGTGTGGTTGGAAGTACTACCTCACCAAGGTTGAAGGTGCTCAAGAAGCACACGCCGTCTGGTTCACTGGTGGTACAGCCGTACATAAGGCTACCGAACTTTACGATCTCGAAGGCGGAGATCCCGAAACCATCTGGAATAAGGTCTGGTTTGAACAGGTCAAAGAAGATGAAGAACTCCACGGAGACATGAACACGTGGCAGTATGCCAAGCGTGAGGACATGTCATGGTGGTATGGCGAAGGCATCTGGATGCTTGAGAAGTGGATCAAGTTCCGCAACAATGGCTGGAATGTCTATGAAGATTTCATTGAAAAGCAGTATGAGATTCCTATCGAAGATACCATCGTCAAGATGGCAATTGATAGAGTCATGACCGATTTCGATGGGAATAGGGTACTCATCGATATCAAGACTGGTGCGTCATCCCAGAAGCATCCTTTGCAACTTGCAGTGTATGCATGGGCATTGGGTAAGCATGGGATTACTGTTGATAGGGCAGGTTTCTGGGATGCACGTACTGGTACAGTTTCACAATGGAACCTAGAATTTTTACATGCTGAGCGGGTCGAGGACATACTTAACACCTTCGACATCGCTCGAAAGAACTCAGTCTTCCTGCCCAACTTCTCAAACTGTGGCAGATGTGGTGTGATATCCTCATGCAAGTTTCTTCACTCAACAAAAAAAGGAGATAACAAATGACTGGTAACTTCCAAGTCAGCAGTAAACTACCCGATGGACGTATCTTCGTGGTAGCCTCAGAGACCTACGTTGGTTTCTGTGAAGCACTAGAGAGTGCTGTCGGTATCGAAGAGTCACAGGATGTACTCAAGATTATGGCACAGTCTCTATCAGGAGCACCTAGCAACGGTGTTCAGGCAGTTCAGAACATCGCAGCAGCATTTCCAGGCGCTGAGGCAGTTCATACTGCACACCCAACCAATACTGGTAATCTTGGGCCATCATCTAAGACCTGCTCACATGGTGTAATGACCAAGCGAACAGGTGCAGGTGCAAAGGGTCCATGGAAGGCATACATGTGTCCTTCACCTAAAGGAACACCAGATCAGTGCGAACCAGTATGGGTACGCCGAAACGATTCTGAATGGAGTACATTCTAAGATATGAGAACCCTAGCCCGTGCAGTTGGTGGAAAAGACATCGGTGGAGAACCATTACCATCAGTGTTTCGCACGTTTGATGCCAACAAAGTAGTTATTCGCCGATCCGAAGTCTCGATGATTGCTGGCACTCCTGGTGCTGGTAAGTCGACACTGGCTTTGGCTATTGCGCTACGGGCTAAAGTTCCTACCTTGTATGTATCAGCCGACACAAACGCTCACACAATGGCTATGCGTCTGCTATCTATGATTACCAGCAAGTCCCAGTCTGATGCTGAGCACATGCTCAACGAAGATATTGAAGGTAGTCGTAAAACAATTAATGATTCCTCGGGACATATCTTCTGGTCGTTTGAGTCAGCACCTACGCTGGCAGATCTCGATCAAGAGGTAGAAGCATTCGAGGAGTTGTGGGGCTGTTCGCCGACTCTCATAGTTGTTGATAACCTTATGGATATCTCCAATGACGGGGGAGAAGAGTTTGCGAACATGCGTTCTACAATCAAAGAGTTGAAGTATCTTGCAAGAGATACCAACGCTGCGGTATTGATACTGCATCATACCAAAGAGTCGTATACGGGGAACCCATGCCAACCTCGCTCTGCTTTGCAGGGTATGGTGGCGCAGTTGCCTGCACTTATCTGTACAGTGGGAACTAACGCACCAGGCTACATCGCTGTAGCAGCCGTTAAGAACCGCTATGGTAAGGCAGATCCAACTGGGGATACGGCTTTTTGGTTGCAGTTCAATCCCGAATTTATGGATGTCTCAGACATACCAGAACGGGTACAATGAAGCACATCAATGATTTGAAACCTGACTACTCAAGGGCTATGGATATCAGAGGTGAACCCACCACTGTATGCGTATGTGGGTGTTTCGTTTGGAATCTTAAAGTAACATTTGAAGCAGATGGTACGATAGGAATGTACTTTCTAGATATGGAGTGCGCTGACTGTGGAACACAGGCAACTGCCCCAACTGAGGAGTAAAGATGAAACTAAGAACATACATATTCTTGATGATTTTTGTGGTCTTTGTGGGTACACTGCCCCATACTGTGGGTGCTCTTACTTTGCAAAACAAGATTATTAAAATTGAAGAAGAGATCGTCTACCGATGCGCTAATCCAGCACTGAAAGAGATGAAGTTAATTGCTAAAGACGTTGCTAAGATGAAGGTCATGGCACAGTACAAAAGCACAAAGCAGTGGAAGGCTCTTGATGAACTATGGTACATCGAGTCACGCTGGGATTACACAGCAGACAATCCTCGCTCTACTGCCTATGGCATACCTCAACTGCTCAAGATGGATCCAAAGACTCCATTGATAGAGCAGATTGATTTAGGATTAAAGTACATTAAGCATCGCTACGGCACACCTACCAGAGCCCTAGCCTTCCATAAGAAGCATGGGTGGTATTAGTGAGCAACGCAGCCAAGGCCAAAGGATCCAAGGCCGAAAGAGATATTGTCACTTATCTGATTGAGAACGGATTCCCATACGCTGAAAGGCGTTTAGCAGGGGCGCAAGAAGATAAGGGCGATATCGCTGGTGTCAATGGTGTATGCATCGAAGTTAAAGACCATGCAAAGATGGCTCTCTCTGGTTGGCTAGAAGAGTTACGAGTTGAGATGATTCATGCTAAGGCATGGACTGGCGTGGTATGGCACAAGCGCAAAGGTAAATCATCTCCTGCTGATTGGTATGCTACAATGCCTGGGTCAGTGTATTTAGAGTTACTAAAGAAGGCGATGAAAGATGATTCAAGATAAGCCAGATATAACAACAATCCTCGAGTACTACGGTGCTCAGGTTCCTACCCGTAGTGGATGGGCAAAACTCAAGTGTCCATTCCACGATGATTCACATGCATCTGCAGCAGTGCACCTCAAAGATAACATCTTTAAGTGCCATGGTTGCCAGTATAAAGGCGATGCGTATGCTATCATTATGCAAAAAGAAGGAGTTAAATTTCGTGAAGCAGTCACACTTGCAAAGAGAATCTTTGACCAGAGCGGCAAAGTTCTACCACAGCGCAATACACGAAGCGGAGGAATACCTCGCAGAACGGGGGATCTCTCTGGAGCAAGCCCAGCGGATGCGCTTGGGCGTCGTGCTAGAGCCGCTCACGGGTCATGAAGCCTATATCAATCGCTTGGCGATTCCGTATCTTACGCGTTCGGGGGTGGTTGACCTTAGATTCCGTGCCATGGACCATTCAGAACCGAAATACATGGGGATTAGTGGGGCGACAACGCATCTCTACAACGTGGGTGCATTCTTCAAAGCGTCCTCATATATTTCTATCTGCGAGGGTGAGATTGACACGATCACGCTTGATACT